GCAAGCTGCTGCCCGCAATGGCCGGCGACCGGCCATTGCGGGCAGATCGTCACCGATGTGCCGGGTGTGCCCACCGCCGGCTTGAGACTAGAATTCCCCGTCACGCATCCGCTGCAGAAGATCGTCAGCAGTAGGAGCAGGCTTGTTCGCTTCATCGCGCTGTTTCTCCACGACCTTGGCAGCGGCCGCATCGTCAGCGGCCCGCTGCTCATCGCGCCCCGTCTGGCGGTCCTTGCCCATGAGCAAGGCAAGGACCGCTTTGATGATAGGGCCGATGAAATCCCAGACGGTCATCGACCCTCGGGCTCGGGCGGCTTCGGCTTCGGCGCCTCGACCACGGTGGTTGGTGCCGAGGCCGTGGCCACCGCTACCTGGGTGGCCACATCGTTCGTTCTGGCCCCGAGGATGGATTCCACCCGCTGCTGGACATAAGCCTCGGGGTTGCCGCCGGCAAACTTGTCGACGGCATCCGGCACGTGCTGAAGTACGTAGGCGATGGCATTGCCCACGACCTGGTTCTTGATCGTGGTATCGAGATGATCCCCCGTCACCAGAACCTTGGATTGCTCCAGCCCATAGTTGACCGCGTTGTTCAGCGCGGTGTCGAGATAGCCGCGGACCTTGTCATCCTTGTCCATCTTGAGCTTCGCCATCAGGCGGGTAATGGCCACCCCGCCGAGAGCCAGGACAAGCCCCGCCAGCGCCTGCAGCCCGGCGGTGACCAGCGGCGACCAATCGATGACGATGCCGGCCGCGCTCATTGGCACACCGTCGAGCCGGCATTCTGCCAAGAGGCGAGGCTGCCGTTCAAGGAATCGATGGCGTGCTGTACATCGGCCGCTGTCAGAGGCGCCGTCGTCGCCGTACCGCCTCTCAGGGAATCGATCCACCCCTCGACGATGGGCGCCAACGAACTGACGCTGCTGATGATCAGCGGCAGGTTCTGGATCACCAAGTTGATGATGACCGGCGCCAGCGTAGCGATGGACGCGCCCTTGCTGTGCGTTGCCGCCAAGGCTCGGGACGCGGCCGCTGGGGATACCTTGAGGACCGCCAGCTGCGATTGCAGCGTCGAAAGAACCGCTTCGGCGGAATTGAGGCCAACCGATGCCGCGGATGGATCGGCAGGCGGCGACGCGGCGGCGGCATCCTGAATCACCTTGTTGCCGGCGGTGAGCGCCGCCGAGATCGAGAGCAGCGCCGTATTGACGTCGGTTCGAAGCTGGCTGCTCGGCTTGATCACGCATGCGGTTTCGAGCGAAGCGCCGGTCTGCGCCAAGATCGAAGCCGCCACCGGCGTTGCCACGAAGGATTGGTAGAGTTGCTGGGTGGAAGTCTGGGATGAAGTAGTGGTAACGCCGCTGTTGGCGCACCCCATCAGCGACAGCGCGAGGACCGCGACAGCCGCCAACTGGTTGATGTAGCGCATAGGCTTCTGTTTCCTTTTCAGAGTGGTCGTGATTTGAGGGGCTGATGATTCCGCAAGCTTTCGGCCAAGGCCTGAGGCCGGCGGGATGTCCGACTGTACGGCCCCCTTCTCGCCAGTCGGGTACTCTGATGTGCGGTTTGCTGGGACACCCAGCCTTGGCCGGGAACGAACCCCGACACATAGCCGCCCCGAGCCACTTCGAACGGGGCAGCTATGTGCCCCATCTTGTCGTAGGCGCTGTAGGTGTTCCAATCCTGAAAGTATGCCGGATAGACAAAATCGCTAAGCCGAATGCCGTCGATGGCGTAGCCGAGATCATCCGCCTCTACCGGATCGCACACCTCCCAAGAGATCAGGGCAAGCGGCTGTTTCGTAACCGGGTCCATCTTGAGAGCGGTAGCAGCCACCCAAGGATCGGCCAGCATCTCAAGGATTTCGTGGCTGTATGTCACAGTCCATGAAAGACCATAGGAAGCGTCGGTCTTGGCGAACACGAAACCTGCAGGCGTCGTATCCTGCAGATGATAGCCGAGGGCGTTCGCCTGATCGGTATCGTCCGCAATGATCATGGTCCAGAAGCCCGGCGGAATGGCATCGAACTTGGTCATCACGACAAGCAAAGCAATCTGGTTCCACACCGGCGCAAAGTTGTCGTTGATCTGTTTCTGGACTGCGTTGGTAGCGGCGGCGACATCCTGATCGCTGACGACCGAGCTGCGATTGATGATAGCGATGTCCGGAATTTTGATTGCCATAGCCTGTTTCTCCCTTCCACCAAGCCATACGGCCATCGCGTTACAGCTGGCTACCAGTTAGCAGGAACAGACAATTAACATTGCCGGCTCGACCAACAATCCCCTGCCCGGCGGTCAAGCCGGTTACAGTAAAGTTAAACTCACAAGCATCGGTGCCGGCGCTGACAAGCCCGACCCCCGATGCAGCGGTGCTGGTCGCCAAATTCTCGACGACGAAATTGGCGGCGTTCAGTACGGTAACACCAGTCGGCGCCTTGAGTGTGCGTTTCGGGTACCTGTAGGTAATTCGAGCCGTGGTGCCGCTAACCAGAAACCCCGCTCCTACCGGCGAGCTAGCCCCAAGGGCTGCGTCGAACACCGGAAGGAACCGTTGGCACCGCTCCAGATTGACAGCATAGGGCAGCCGCGCCGGCTTGAAGATCGAGGCGCCGGGCTGTATGAGGAACCTGTTGAAGTCGAGAGTGACGTTTTGCGCGGCGGTTCCTTCTGTCCATACAAACAGGATCAAGTTGTTCGCCGAATTGCCGCAAGCCGCGGTGACGGCGGCCAGATCGGTCCACACATTGGCTGTCGGCGTAACAGCACCCACCACCAGCACATTCAGGTTGGACGCGAGAAAGAAGTTGCCCGGCGTATAGGTGCCGCTGGTCCATGAGGCGACGATGTCGCTGGTCACCGCATCGGCCGTGCCGACCCACTCGCATAGGGCATAGCGGATCGCCTGCGAGGATGAACAGCGGATGCGGGCTTGGCCGGCGATATTACCGCCGCGGTAGCGTTGCGAGTCCGCCGCTTCGATAATCTGCGCCAAGCCGAAGCGTTGGGCGGAAGCCTGGTTCTGCGTTACCCGCAAGGCGAAGGGGTAGCCATTCTCGGGAAACGTAAGCTGGCTAACGTTGACGCTGGCGGTCTGCGTTAGCACATAGAAGCCGTCGCAGCTGGTATAGATATCATCGGCGACCGCCGTCGAGCCCAACGCTTGGCTGTTCTGCCAGACCGAGAAGTCGTCGTTGATGGTCAACGACGATGGATACAGGGCGGCGATAAGGGCGTTAAAGTTGTTGTTCATATCGCCGACGCCAGCCAGCCCCGGAAGCGGCGGTGTCGTAGGAAGGTCAGCATAAGTGGGCATTGGTGACTCCTACTGGTCGCCGAAGCAAATGATTTCAAAAGCGGTATCTGATTGGCTCGGCGAGCTTCCCGAACGGACATTAACCGTCACCGAGCCAGCCGCTTGGCTCGCGATGCTGACTGTGCCATTCGTGGCGATACCCGTCATCATCGCGGCACATGCGTAATTGGCCGATGAAAAGTCAGTGTTCCACGACACAGTGTATTGCCCTGTGCCGGGATGCGTGCTGCCGCTTGTATTGTAGCTGGTGACGATCGTGCCCGCGGAATTGACATAAGCCCACGCCTTCGCCGCCGAGGGATGGAATTGCTGCCGGCCCGGTGAGTCATAGACAGTAGTCGCCGTTGCCGCTTCCTGCTGCGCCTGCGTCGCGGCCGAGATCGTCGCCGGCAGGTTCTGAAACGATGGCGCGGAGCTACCGCCATTGCTGGTCATCACCTGCCCAGAAGAGCCAAGGGCTGGCCCATCCTTAACCGCACTGCCGCTCGTACCATTCCAGAGCACCAGCGAATTGTCGGTCGATGAGCCGGGGCCGGTAAAGCCCACCGCCGCTGTCGGCGAGGACATCTGGCATTCCGTGCCGTCATAGACGCACGACACCACCTGCCCGGTAAGAATATCGCCATTAGCGACAGCGCTTGTCCCGCGCTTGGTAATGGCGACGGCGCCATGCCCATCGATGTTGATGGTAGCCGCGCCGGTATTGCTGAAGCTGGCCGTCCAGGTATAGGCGATGCCCGAGACGTAGGCCGTGGTTGCCGGCGAATAGGTGAGGACATAGGCGTTCGCCGACCCGGTCGTAGTCGGCGCCGAGTCCTTGACTCCGCCGGTAAAGCCTACCCACTGGTTGCTGGCAAAGCTGCCCATCGTCAGCCAAGCCGAGCCGTTCCAGATCTTGAGCAGGTTGTTGGTCGTATCGGCCCACGTCTGCCATGTGGTAGGCGTGGGCGGTGCTGAGGCGCCCGAGGATTGCGACAGCAACGTATCGAGCGCGCCGTTGATGATGATTGCCGCCTGGAGACCGGAATAGGTACTACTGGTCGGCAGCGCGGTAGCGTTCTGCGAGGCGGGCGCCGACATGGTGGTCGGCTGGTGCATTCCGACGTAGAGGGCGGACAGCATACACAGCGCCGCCGCCGCCCACGACATGCTGTGCTTGATCATGTTACGCATCCTTGATCACTCCTGTTTTTAGGCGTCGGTCGTATTCTGCATCGGGCCGATCGTCGATCTGGGCCACTGGCCACATCCGATTGCCATCACGTTCTTCGATATCGAAGTAGGACAGATGGAATTTCGACGGCAACGCTAGCATGTTGATCGAGACCATGTTCGGGTAGATGATCGAGGCCTTGCCCTTGTAGTTGTCGCGATCGATCATCCGCGGCAAATGCCACCACAGCCGATAGTCGGCTTCCATGAGCCAGCGAATGAGGTCGGCCGACTTCTCGGGCCGGTCATTCTCGGCATAGATTACCGGGCGGTGCATGCCAATGGTGTTGACCGCGCCTCGGAGCAAGGCAAGCTCCATACCCTCGACATCGATCTTGAGAAAATCCAGCTTTGGGAGTTCGAAGCTATCCAAAGACTGGAGCGTGACGATCTTGCCGTGCTTGACGGCGTTGAGGCTGATGCCGCCGAAATTGCCCGGCGCGAGGTAATTGGTATCGGGGCAGAAGACATCATCCTTGGCCGCTTCATCGCCAAGGGCGATGGGCGCTACATAAGTCCACCCGCTGACGTTGTTGATAGCGAGGTTTGTCAGCAGCAGGCCCGCAAGAGCCTCTTGAGGCTCGAACGCGACGACCTTTCCTTCGGAGCCGACGATCTTGGCCAGAGCCAAGGTATGATCGCCCACATGGGCGCCGGCCTCAACCACCGCGTCGCCTTTGTTCAGCAATGCGTGAAAAAGACGAACTTCGCCGGGCGAGTGCTCGCCGTAAAGCTCCAGGCAGCGCCCGACATAGACATCAGTTCGTAAGTAGGCGAGAACGCCTTCGCGAACAGGCGTTACAGCGATTGGTGAAATCAGCGCTTCGGTCATTCTTCGTTTCCTTCGTATGGTTATCCTTTCAACCATACGCGTTTCACCAGCCTTCACGCGCTCGGCGCTGTCGTTGGGCTTCTCGCATTTTGGCACGAGTATCGTCTGACAACTTTCGACCTCGTTTGGCTGCTGCCATTTTCGCCCGCGTCTCATTAGAGACTTGGTGGCCTTTAAGGCCGGCTGATATTCTAGCTGAAACCTCTTCTCGATAGTTATGGTCAGCCCAACGCCGGCGGCTTGCCCTGCCAATCTTGGCACGATGCTCCTTAGACATTTCCCCTGGCCGCCATTTCTTACCGAACGACATACCTCGCTGCCGTTCAGCTTGTGGCTGCGCCGCAAGGGACATCGCTGCTCGCTGGGCAAGTGTTCGTTTCGATCCAAGACTACTGCCCGATATAAGCTTAATGTTGTAGACCACATCAGGATCGAACGGGTACAGTTGGGACAGAGCACGAAGCTCCGCCTTGATTAGCGCAGCTTTGTCTTTTCGCACTATACGAACAACCGATAAGAAAAACGAAGCGCCACCCAAGCGCCGCCAATCATCTTGTAGGTGGGGGTTTGTATGCGTACCGCGTCGCAGGTGAAACAAGTGGTCTTCCCACCGAGCTTCTATGTCACTTGAAGACCCAATATAGTACTTGCCATTGGCCGCATTTGTTACTTTATAGATGCCGCTTGTCATGCCCACATAGATAGCACAGACAGCAATGCAAAAGCAACACTGAACCCGCGTGAGATCCAATTGATGTGCCGAGCTACGCCTACGCCGCCGTTCAGCACCTGGAATGTAAAGCCTGAAGCGTTGATGTTGGCTTCGGTCAGCACATCTACGTCGCCGGTCTGTCGATCGAGAATAGTTACAGACACTGCCGGCGTAGCCAGATTGTACTTCTTAGGGAACGTGATCGTCGAGCCCGCGGCGAGGATGGGCACACCGAACGCGCTTTGAATCAGGTCCGGCACATCGACGCCCCATTGCCAGCTGCCAACGATAGCATTCACCGCCGGGTTCAATGTGCTGACCAATATCCGAGCCTTGACTGTAAGGAACGTATAGCTGCCGGGGTTCCAATTGATCCAGGCGGCGTACGTCACACCATCCTGGCTCAAAGAGACCTGAGGCTGTACGGATACTTCAGCATTGAATTGCGCCCCGAGGAAATCAGGATTGCCAAGGAAGTCGGCGATGTCGAGGAAGTCCGAGGACAGCGATACGCCGAAGACTTCCCAAGCCATGAGGATCGGACAGGTGTTCACCGCAGCCAGCGTAATGATATGGCCTGCCGGCGCCTCGTAATACCCGCTTGATACTACGCCGCCGAAAAGCAGATCAGTCTCGGCCAACCAATCCGAAGACGACAAGAGATCGCCCGCGCCTTGAAGCTCGATAGTAAGCCCATCCTTGACCATGCTGGTAAGCGTGCCGGACCACCCTGTAGCGCCCTCATCCCATGAGGCGATGATGTTCTGCGTAATGTCAGCGCCGACAATATCGATGCTCGGCGGATTGAACGAATAGATGTCGAGGCCCGTGGGCGCGCGATAGTGCGCGGAAATCCAGTAGGTCCCATCGCCGTGCGCCGGGAAGCCATGCGTCGAGTCTGTTCGCCCGAGGACCTGAGAATTCGCAAAGGTAGCGCCCTTGCGGACTTCATAGTCAATCGGCGATCGGAGATCGACGATCGGGTCCCACGTAATCTGCAGGATGTTCGCGACGAAGGCTGTAGTGACATTCGTAGGGTTCGCCAAGGCCGAGGCCAACGCCGCGCCCGTAGGCGTATAGGTGTAGGCCGGCACATCGGCCAGATCCTCGATCGCACCGCCGTAGATATTGAAGCCCTGGAATTTCAGATAGATTTGTCGGCCGATATTCTCGGTGTTGACCGGTACGCGGATGATGCTTTGGTCCAGCCGCATGAAGTTCGTGCCGGCGGCATGGCTGGCGATGGTCGACGAATAAGCGCCTCGAATGAGGTAAGTCAGATTGTACTTGTGCGAGCCGGTCAGCGTTGCCGTCTGGTAGGCGATCAATTCGCCGCCGACATAGCACAGCGTCGCAAGGTTCTGCGCATCCTGCGCCGTGCCCGAAAGAAGCGTGCCATTGCCCTTAGTTACATCGACAGCCAGGGTGTGAATGGTGTCCAAAGTATTACCCACTGCCGCTCTCGTAAAGGACGCCAGCGTAGCAGTCGTCACGCCCATATTGCTGGAGCCGACAACCCGGTCCTGGATTTCCTGATAGGTGTCGCCATCGTACGACACCCAGACATTGCAGCCGCCCCACGTGTTGGGATTGACGCCGCTGACGCCGCACCAGATTTCCAGCTGTACGCCTGTGCTGAGCAAGGCCAGCGGCGGCTCGAACATGATCGGGATATTGATCGGCCCCGGCGCAACATTGTAGTCGACCGAATAGCGTGTGCCCTGCGGCTCTGCGAAGACGGCGCCCGTCGCCTGGTTGGTCAGCAATTCCTCGACAACCATGGCAAGGCGCCCTTGATCATCCTCGGTAATCTCAAGGATGCGGACGGGCTGCCGAATGATGCCCATTTTGGTGTCAGTAATCGTGATGATATCCATGGGGTCGAGAAGAATGAACTTCCACCCAACACTGAACTCGTAAGTATTAAGATAGCTCTCGCGCAGCAGCATATAGTGCGCCGACTGCAGCGCCGCTTGCGTAAGGCAGAATTGGTGCGCCTGCGTCGTCGACATCGGCCGCAAGCCATATTGATCGATCGCCGCCTGGTTCTTGGTTTCGACCACCTCTGAGTTGTATTGGTTCGACCGGAGCAGATATTCCAGCTTGACCGAATTGTAGGCATCCGAAGGGCGCTTGCGCTTCAACTTGATCGGATCGTTGCCCGGATCGGTCAAGAAATCGTCATCGGTCAAATCGTATTCAGGGGTCAGCGCCGGCGTGAATGTCGTACCGTTTCCCGAGACCGCGACTTCGGCATAGGGGATGATGGTGTAGATGCCGCCATACCAAACCCAAGCGCTTGAAGTCAATGTAAGGATATCTTGAATATGCTCGGCGCACGGCTTCGCCTCGGAATAGGCCGGCGACATTACCATGCCCGTCGCTTTGCACCAGTTATTAAACTGGGTCATGGAAGCATCGAGCAAGGCCGAAGGCAGGCCAGCGCCCCAATAAGCGTTTGTCGTCAACAATGTGACGATGTCGCGTGGCAGCGCATCCGGCCCGCTGGAAATGCCGTTCTGCGCAAGGCCGAATATCTCAAAGGTGTAGTTCGGCAGATCAGCCGAGTCCGCCAGATCGAGGGCGTCAGCCGCGATGTAGCACGTGCCGGAATAGCGGATAGCTTGCGTCGGATGATTGGTAACAAGATAGCTCCAAGCGGCTTGCCCATAGGCGCCGTTGAAGAATGTGAACCCCTCAGCCGCCAACGTAGTCTGCGCCTTGGCTTTCCACACCGTGCCGATCTTGGTGCATATGCCTTGGCACAAGCCGAGAGCGACGGCGGTCTGATAAGTGTAAGTCGTAGTAGCCGTGTTGGCGGACCCGCCGCCCTTGCCGCCGGATTTCGTTTTGGTGGTGTGCGGGATGGCGAGGAAGTCGCCATACCAAATGATATTCGGCGCGACCCGCGTCGCCCCGAACACCAGCACCACAACCCCACCATAGGATGAGGTCTGCGTCTGGAGCCCTGTGTAGGCGGGCTTGGTCTTAGCCTGAGGCTTCGAGGCCGTAAGGCCGCCTAGCAGAAAGCCCATGAGTTGCTATCCTCGCTTATGCCATACGCTGTAGTATATCTTGGCGCCATCGACCTTGCGCTGGCGCTGGGTCAAGTAGTCGTTGTTCTCGCCCTCGTCGAGGCGCACCTGTCCAGGCCCGAACTTCTTCCGCAAGGCGTGGATGATGACTGGCCATTCGATGACGATAGCGCCGTGGCTGACCACGCGGCCAAACTTGTAGAGGATGATGTCGCCCGGCAAGGGCGGCCCGGGAAAGGGCGCGGCGAACTTCTCGACGAACCCGAGATAGCGTTCGTCATCGCGGTGGAAGTGCCAGTCCGGCACATAGAAGCCGGTGTCGGTCGGCGGGATGAGCCCGACATTTTCAAAGACCGCGATGAGGAATTGCCCGCAGTCGACGCCCACGCCCTTGATCTTGCCCATGGGATGGTAGGGCGTACGCAACCATGACTTAGCCTCGGCCACCACCGCCTCGCGTTCGCGCTTCTCTTTCTCGTCCATCATAGCGCGGTCTCCACAACCGGGACATAGTCATATCCGCGGTAATTGACGAGGTTGTTGAAAGGACTGACGCACCGCGTCTGCGTACGATTGCAGCCCGGCAACAATTCCATCATGTCGCCGGGTGTAGGCACGAAAGGAAAGGGCGAGACGAGCATGAGGTTGCCGCTGGTGTTTGTGCCGATCGTGCGCGTCAAGCCGGCATTGTCGCCTGTGGTAAACTTGCATGTCCCATCTTGGAAGTAGCCGTTCGCTTGGCCACTGCTGAAGCCGATTTGCGATTGCGTGGGCGAGCCGGTGACGGATGTTGTTACCTTGAAGCTATTCCGGTTCAGAGAACAGCCGGTATCGTATACAGTCCAGACGCATGACGGCTGCCATTGATGGCGCGGCATGTCAATGTTCAGGACCTCAATAAAGTCATAGACGGTGATCTCGACAGAGGTGCGCCCGGCCACGGCTTCGCCAACCCGTCCTTGGAAAATAAAGACGGGGGCTACCGAAGTATCGCCGGCTGTCGGCATGAAGAGCCGATAGCACGTAAAAGTAGCGCCGTCGAGCAGCCCGTAGCGAACCGCCGACAGGAACGGCAAGCCCTCAAGCTCGCTTGCATCGCCGGGGTAGGCCGTAAGCTGCAGCTGGCCTACCTGAAGCCCGGTCTTCCAACTGATCTGATCTCGGTTGATCAGCACATCGTCGGCGGCATACGTAAAGCCGCCCACCGTGAGATCCTGGTCCCAAGAGGTGTAGCGATAGGCTGTGCCATCGATGACAGTAAACGTATAAAGCTCGGCCATGGCGAATTGGCCTGAGAACAGCAGCGCGCGAAGCTGAGGGGTCGAGACCTTCATTTTTACTTCACCGAGATAAAGCTGACGCCCGTAGTCCACAACTGGTTCATGAACTTTTCCAGAGTCATGGCATCACCCGTAAAGTTACCGCTACCGGAGCCGCTGTTGTCTTGGGCAAATCGACAGCGCCAGTAGTATGAGAAGCTGGCCGTAACGAGCAGCCCGTTTCCCGGCGCCGACGTCAGCGTCACAAGGCCCGTGGCGGGATCGACGGTATAGGCACCCCCGATGGTAGACCCATCCACCTGGATATCAGAGATGATGTTGGGCGCCGGGATCGGCTCTACGAACCCGCCCAAGGTACGCACCAATTGGAAGACCTTGTTGCTTCCGTTGCCGACCCCGATGTTCTGATTGCTGACAGAATTGTCGTCAACATCTTTATATAGGAATGGATCGAACATCCCTTGCCGCAGATTGAAGAACCCTACGAAAGTCTGCCATTCCGCAAAGGTAATGTCAGACCTCAGGACCGAGAATGAAAGGGACCACGACCAACGAGGATACGACCACAGATCACAACGCTGCTCTTTTCCGCTGACGGCGGTCTGGATCAACGTCGACCAGATGGGCGTACGGAACACGCTGTACGCAAGACCCGGCAGCGTCGGAAAGACTGCGCTCGACATTCAACTTACCCCCGCGGTTGTGCGTTCGGGTCGAAGCTGCGGGCTTGGCGCCGCGCCGCTTTAACTACAGCCGGCCCTTGCTTCATCAGCAGGTCGTGTACGGACTTGGCATCCATGGCGTTGATAACGATTTGCGTACCGCCATTCTGGCTTGTCCCGCCGCCGCCGCTGCTGCCGGCACGAATGAGCCGGCTTATGCCTGAGGACAGATCGGCGGGCAGGATCATTTCGCGCTTATGCACCATAGCAAGGGAATCCTGCGAGACCTCCCACCCGCCAGCGGCGGACGGCATCGAGAACATAGCGGCAGCGCCTTGGACAAGGGCGCCCGCGGCGGTGGCCGGTCCCGCGGCAGCCGGCCCCATAACGCCCGAGAGGAAGGCGAACACCCCGGCAAAGGTCTCGGCCGCGGATGTAGCGATGAACTTTAGAGCCTTTTCGATATAGCCGATGATCGAGGCCGAGCTTGCCGTCTGCTCGGCGGCAGTCCTGGCCGCCGTCGAAGCCTCGGTCGCGGCATCCTCGGTCAGCAGGTTGGCCAGATACGTTTCGAGCTTCTTTTCCTCCATGTCGATGAAGGTCAGCGCGAGGTTCTGGACCGTGTTCGCCAACGCCTGTTTCCAGGTAAGGGTGCCCTGCAGCATGCCGGTAATAACATTACGAAACCCGCTGCTCATCGTCGAGAACAACGACTGCCATTCCTGACGCGAGGCGGTCGCCGACTGTCGATCGATCTGGCGCATTTCGATCTGGTGCTTGCGCTCTAGCTGCAGGATTTGGTCGTCAGTCTTTTGCTGATCGGCGACAGACTGATCGAGCAGCGTCTTTTTAGCCTGAAGGCTTTGAAGCTCCAATAAGTATTCTTCCGTCTTGAGGCGCCGCAAATCTTCGAGCTTTTCCGAATTCGTAATCCGGCCATCCGCTACCGAAGCGTCCAAGGCCGCGATCTGATCGTCGATACCGGCCTTCTGGATTTCGCGCATGGCATCGGCGTGCTCTACTTCCATCGCACGCACTTCGACAAGGTGCTGGCGCTCCATGATGTCTTTCTCACGAAGGGCCGCTACGTACTGCCGGCTATCCTCGCCGTACAATTCCTTCAGGTGCTGGACCTTCTGTTCCTCTAGGGCGATCACCTGCTGATAGTCGTTGTGGAATATCTGCTGTTTGTACTTAATGCCGGCTTCCCAATCAGCCAGCCCCTGCGTCGCTTGCTTCTTCTCAGCTTCGTAAAGCTTAGCCTCGACCTCCAAGTACTCTTTCGTGCCGGCCTTGACCGTCGCGAGCTTGTCCTGCCAGAACTTGATTTCCAGATCGGTCGAATCCTTGAAGAACCCGGCCTGCTTGGCGATAAGCTCCTGTAGCTGCTGCGTCCATTCACTTACAATATTCTTGCTGCCGGCATTCATCTTGCTCATCGCCGGCATCTGCGGCTTGGCCGCCTTGTCCTGGCCTTCCGCTTCCGGCGGCACCGTTACCACACCGCTCGAATTAAGGTTCGACATCAGTTTGCGGATGGTATCTTCGTAGTCAGTCCAGGCCGCCTTCATCTTGCTGAGGCGATCGGCGGTTACCTCTTTTATGTGGTCCATGGCGGCTTCGCCGTCGACTTCGATCTTGCCAAACGCGCCAGTCGTAGCGTCAATCATCACGGCGCTGATTGCCTGGAACACCGTAACGATTACTTCAGCCACCAACGCAGCGACTTGCCACAACTGGTTGAGACCGGTCGAGAGGAAGGCTACAGCACCGATGACCAAATCAAGTACAACGACCAGGGCAGTTAGACCGTCGTGCAAAAGGCTGGTGCCCTTGAGGGCGTTGTTGAAGCTTTCGACGACCGCAATGAACCCAAGGACAATGGCGTCGATCGCCGGCTTGAACGCCTCATAGATCGTAAGCGAGACGCCCTTGATCGCCTCCCACATTTCGTGCAACTCAAGTGACGTCTTTTCCATGCCCTCGACCATCGGGCCGGTCATCAGCGTGCCGGCGCGCTCCTGCGCGTCAGCCATTTCCTTGAAGCCCGCAGCCCCGCGATCCAACAACGGGATCATCTGGGCAAAGCCACGCCCGCCGATCGCGATAGCCACAGCAGTCTTGTTAGCGCCGTCAGCGGTAGTCGCAAACTTCTCAGAAATCAACTGCAACATATACTGCATATCGTTGCCGTGGTCTTTCAGCTCCTGAGTCGTGATGCCCAAAGCGCGAAAGCCCGAGGCGGCGGCGCCGCTTCCGCTGGCAGCTTGCGCAATATTCCGTTCGAGGCGCGTCAACTGCATCGCGGCCGAGCCGGAAGAAATGCCCATGGCCTCGGCAGCAAATTGAAAGCTGCTGACCGCCTCGGCCGACAAGCCTAGCTGGTGCGTAAGGTGCTCTACCTCGGCGCCGGCCTCGCTGATTTTCTCGACCCAATCAATGATCTTCTCGACAGCGAACGCCGCAAGGAACGCCTCGGCCAGCCCGGTGAAGACCTCGGTAAGCCCTTTGACCTTGCCGCCCATGCTTTCGATAGCTTCGGTTACTTTATCGATGCCAGCAATAGCTCCACCGATACTTGCGCCGAATTCGACATCAACGTCAGACATGGGCGGCCCTTTCCTCTAGAATGCGACTCTACCAGTCGGGAACATCCCGATCAATTCGGATAGATCGCCGTACTGCTTGCTCTTTTTTGACTTTGGCTTGTAGCCGAGGTAAGCCGCGACCGTTTCGTGTACGGGCGGATGATCGGCCCATTCCTCGTAAAGCGCTTCGATGCGGGGCCATGTCAGTTCATCCTCGCAAGTCTCCCACGTCCAACCGGTGACCGTGGCGATCCTGGCAATGATGGACGTCCAATCAGGCATGGACCCGCCTACGCTTCCCCCGGGGCGGCCACCTTGTCCGTCCTGGTCAACAAGCCCACCGCCGCCGATATAACTTCAAGAGCGCCGAACAGCTCCATGGGCGCGATCGGCATGTCGTTGAATTGCTCGCGCGTAAGCGTGGGATGGGCGCGCAGAAGCGCGTTGTAGACGACCTCGATCAGCTTGTCCAGCGTGTTCTCGCTGAACAGCATAACGGCCTTCATGAAGGCCCTTTGGTCCATCGAGCCATCCGGCTTTCGCAAGCCGGCGACTGCGGCCATCTCCGGGAACAGATCCACCAGCAAGGGCAGCACCACCCGGTTCTGCTTGATAGCAAGAGGCGGGATTGGCCATGCTACGCCGCCGAGCACGATGGTCGGCGTCTTGGCGTCGATCTGCTGTTGATTTGGTACTACAATATCCATATTCGTTCGTTCCTCATGCTTTTATTGATTGAGGCGCAGAGGCCGCCAAGGCCCTGGTACAGCCTCGGCGGCACCCCCTGCGCTTGATCCCAAGAGCCTTGGCCCTTGGGGCGCTGCCAGCCCTACTCGGAGATGGCGATCGTGCCGATCGAGTTGGATGCGTCGGCGAACGCCATGATGTCCATTTCCGAGATCATGAAGTCGGTGTTCTTGAACGGGAAGGTAAGCTTGCTGCTGACGCAGGCATTGAGCTTCAGCACCATGGTCTTCTGGCTGCCGAGGTAATTGAATTGCTCCTGCGCGTCCAGCTGAAACGTCGGCTGCTGGCCCATCAGCTGGTTGTTCCATGCGATCGATTGCATGTTCGTGACGGCATACTCGTAATAGATCTGTACGAGCAGCCCCTTGTCCGAGGCGTTGAACGAGTAGGTGCCTGCGGCGACGGAATAAGTGCCGGCGGCCGAGGCCGATGTGCCGGGCACTAGCTGAGTGCCGTTCGAGGCGTAGAACACGCCGAGATCGGTCGTGAAGGACGTCGCATTCGAGACCACCACCGTGGTGCTCGTGGTGGTGTTCGGGATGGCGCCGTTCTCGGCGACCGCCAGATTGATGCCTGACGAAGGCGACAGGCTTTGGTCCAGCATCAGGCTGTTGATCGTATTCGCCTGGACCCGGGCGAACTTCGCCTTCATGGTGATTTTGGTCTGGCCGGCGGCGATCGCTACCGGGACCTTGTACTGGCCCATCAATTCTTTGATGGTCTGGTCGATGTCGAACTCGAAATCTTGCATCGTGCCAAGGAAAGCCGGCTGCGCATTGGCTACACCGACTCGCTTGGCGATGATAGTACCACTGCCAAAAAAGTACGCCGTCATCGTCTCTTTCTCCCAATTGAGGAGCCCTTCTCAGGGCACCAAGATTGACACAGGGATGATCAGCATCCCATCGCCGTCGATGTCGCCTGGATCTTTGAACGTCTGACCGACGATCCAGGCATGCGCTACCAGACCGCCGAGGGTCTGTCGGCCAGTAAGAGGGCTCGGCCGCATCGCCAACTCTACCGCGTCGAGAATGGGGTTCAGCAGCGAGGCCGGCACGCTCGCGCTGTGTGCGTCGGTATAGACAAAGAAATCGACATGCCATGTGCGGACCACCGGCGTGCCAGCAAGGCCACGGTCGCCGCCGGCATTATCCTCGGCCCGCTCAGCTACCCCTAAATATGGGCGTTGGTCTACAGGCACATCCGCCCATAGGCGCAAGCGCCTCTCGGAGGTAACGAAAACATAGCTGCTCGCGATGAGATCGAACAGCGCCGTAAAGACCGCTTCGCGCGTAACAATGCTCATCGCTTCCTCGCTCCCTCACGGATGGCTTCGGCCATGCCGTCAATGATTTCCTCTTTCATCTCGGCCAGGGACGATCGCAAGTAGCTGCGCTCCGGGATGGTCGACCCCGGATGATTGACGCGCTTTGCGAATACAGGCTTGCCCGCCATCTGAAAGTACAACGCCTTTCCGTTCATGGCCTCGATCACATGCGCCTTGGTCTGACCGCCGAATTCGTGAATGGCGGCATACGCTACATTGCGGCCGGCGCCGACCTTGCCGATCACCTTGGTGCTGTCCGCTTCGACTTCGTGAAAGACGCTGTTGTGCAGCTTGCCCGTGCGCACATGGAGCACGTCGTCAGTCAGCTTGCCCTTGACTTTTTGCTCCAGCATCAAGGTCAGTTGCGTGACCTTTCGAACAAGCGCTGCCTGGATCGAGCCCGGCATTACTTGCAGGCGCTTGATAAGGGCGGCGTCGCCCTGAAGGCGTACAGTCAGCATGAGATCACCCGATTGGTACGACTTGGCGGAATTGCGTCAGCACGACTTGCACCCATTTCGGGATACCCGAGATATCGAAGGACACCGACTCCTGCCCGCCGAGGCTCTTGCTACGTTGCCCAATACGCGTGCGATATGACAAACGCTCTGCGGCCCACTCGCAAGCGCATCCCTCGATTGCGGCCGGCACATAGGAATAGGACAGCGTCACTGTCTGGCCGGCATCGCCTGCATTGAATTGGTACAGCGATGTCGGCGAAGCGGCCAAGGGCGATGGCGCTACGTATTGCCCTACAGCCGGGTTGCTGGCGACAGCTACCAACGGCGTACCGTTGGCGTAGACCACCCCGGCATCCTGCACCATGAGGCCCAAGGGCGAGGTCGGCGCGAGTGTGGCTTCGCTGGGGATCACTTGCGTGTCGGTGGAATAGACATAGCCGGCATTGTAGACGACGCTGATGTTGGGATAGCCGGCCGACCTCGTAAGCGAGATGCCGACCATGGTCAACAGTTGCGGCGAAGCGGGCGGCAAGCCGTCCCATGGATCGAGGTAGTAGCCCGGTAGCTGGTTGCTCGCTTGTGCGCCTGCCGTATTCGGCGGCCCAGGCACCACAGTCTGGTTGTTGATGATCAGTGACGATATCGAGAGGACCGGGAATTGCTTCAGCATGAGTTGCTGCCCGCCTACGCCCAGGCGCTGCTCGGTGACTACGCGCTTCGTAAACGAAGGGATCGACAGCCATGCCAGAAGCGCGGCCGAGACCCGGGTGATGGTTTGCGCGATGACCACATCACTCTTGCCTGTACCACTCCCGTCCGACAGCCATGCCTTGACATTGGCCACCGTTGTCAGGTCGTTAATCATGGACGTCTCCGTTCGTCACAAAGCCATGCCAAGCGCAGCCGCCCACCAAAAGAACCGATCGCGACTTGCCCGGCTCTTCCATGAGGGACAGGTCGTCCAGGCTGGTGCCGACCAAGCGCCACCGCCCCGGCCGGGGGTGCGCATCATCCGGTACTCCTCGCGAAGAGGACCAGCAGATAACCCCATGCGTGCCGGCGGCGCCGCCGTTCGTCTCGAAACATTTCGGACACAGAAAGCGGACACCCTGCGCCTCAGCCAATGATTGTACGCATGGATGACGGCCGGCAGCATAGCGCAGCAACTTTGGTTCGAGATCGCGAAGCTTATAGCGTTGGACCATAGCCGGAACCCTTCAGGCGTTGTAGGACACGCATCTCAGGGCCGGCAGGCTCCATCCTAGCCACGAGGCCCTGAAACGCGTAGGTTCGCACGCGAAGAGGGAAAGCGGGAGGGGCGAACCCCTCCCGCTCCGCGCACCCCATCCCGGCTTAGCCGGCGGGGTAGAGGTATTTGTAGTAGAACGAGTAGTTGTGGGTACCGTTCGGCGCGGTGTTCGGGATGACGCATCCCGAGACCGTATCGACGGTGCCCAGCGTGGCGTTGTTGGCGCCGTCGGTCACCTCCTTGTACTCGGTGAGGCCAGCGAAGCCGGTCGGCAGCGGCAAGGCCAGATCGAACCCGGACCCGAGGCTGATCGAGCCGGTGCTGGTGCCGGCGAGGCCGGAGATAGCCGCCGTGAGGATCGAGCCGTAGGCATTGGTCGTCGTCAGCGTCTTGCTCGCGGCGGCGATCATCGACAGGGTCTCGGACAGGGTCACGCCCTGCGGGGTCACGCCGGTGATGGCGAGATTGCCGGCGGTAATCGTGCCGGAACCGAGCGTCATCAGGGCCTTGATGCGGCCAGCGTAGCCCGGCTGCGCCGCGATGGTAAGCGCCGCATTGTTGGCGATGGTCACGGCCGAGACGATGTTGTTGGCGGCAGCCGCAACCGGCGCGGCGAAATCCGCCTTGCCGGCCACGCTAACAGCGAGGCGCGCCCCGGCGGCCAAGAAACCCGGGACATCGGTGGGCACCGCCTGGACGCATCCGTTGGCGTCGGCAATGTATACGGTCCCGGACAAGCCGACCAGTTCGTTGACATTGCCGGGAACGAAAAGCTGTGTGGTCATTTCGGTGTGGTTCCTTCTCAGCTATTGGCCAATGAACTGGCCGGTGGCTTCCCCAAGGCCGATGGCGGCTTTGGGCAGAAGGTAGCAGCCGGCCCTTTAGCCCTGCGGCTTGGGGGCCGTCGCCACCATGTGGTCGTAGACCGCCTTGCGCCAGTCGGCGATGGTCGGCCGCGCCATATCGAATTCCGGCGGGTCGAGGCCAAGGCTGTCGAAGTAGTCACCGCACTGCCCCTTGGTCAGGTTCAGGACCTTTTCCTCGGGAGTCAGTTCGGTCGGCGGAAGCGGCGGCGGTGGTGGCGGCGCGGGCGCATGCGAGTAGCCGTGCGAGACGGCCGCTTGCTCGGCCTCGACCGGAACATCCACGAACCCTTCGGCGTCCGGATGGTGCGTGACGCCGTTGAACGTGAACTGGCCGCCGCCAGTAGGGGGTTTCATTCTCATTGCGATTTACCTCGTCTGGAAAAGGAGGGCCGACAAGGGCCGGCCCTCAAGTTGAGAGGAAACGAAGCCGGGGGACTATCCCCCAACTACGATGGCGCCGGGATAGAGCGGCGCCATCGCGGGTGAAGGCCGGGCCGATGAGGCCTAGCCGTTGCCGATGTTGGTGATTACGCCGAAGGCCGGCGGGAAGTAGTTCTGCAGCAGCCCGTTCGCCCAGACCGAATATTCGTAGGCGGGCCGCACGATCGGCCACTCGATCTGGAAGTAGTCGCGCCGCATCTTCATCTGTAGCAGGTTCTTGACGTTCGACAGTGGGTAGGGCAGCGACCGGCTGTAGAAGATCAGCGTGCCGGGCGGCACATTCGGGTGCAGAAGCACGTTGATCAGCTGCCCGCCGGCCATCGTGAACTTGTTGAGATACTGGCCGACGACCGTGCCCGCGGTTGCCTGCAGCTGGCTCGGGTTGGTGATCGAGGCCGAGTCGATCAGGAAGCGGAACAGCGGCGCCTGCCCACCCGCGACGACCTTCTTCGTGATATTCAGCAGTTCTTGGCTGTTGACGAGAATCACCTGCGGGCTCAAGCGGGAGTTATCCCAAAACGCCTTGAGCGCCGTGTCGATCTCGACGATGCCGCCGGCCCCATCGGCCGTCAGCGGGGTGCCCGTGCCGGCGGTGCCGGTCGGCTGGACGGTGACGATCGAGTTGCTGCCCGGCGTGAAAATCTGGGTCAGCAGGCCATCGAAGAGTAGCTGGTTCTGGCTGTTGTCCGAGTTCGGGAGCGAGGACGCAAGCTGCGTGCCCGTACCGGCCGCGGTCGTCAGAAGCGCGCTGTTGATCGTGGTGATCTGGCCCAGCTTCTCGGAGCCGGCCGGCCCCCAGAACCAGGCATAGCCGACGGCGCCGTTCACCGCGGTAACCGAAGCCGAGACGCCGTGGGTATTGGTAGCGTCATTGGCCGTGGTGACCGAAGCCGCCGAAGACTTCTGCGCCGAGCCGCCGCCATAGGTCACGCTCGACCCATCGGTATTGGTCCGGCTGACCGAAGCCAGCACGCCGCCGGCCACACTGTCGGCCAGGAAGCCATCGAACGTCAGCGCCACGCAGATGACCGACACCAGCGTATTGGCGTTGATGGTGCCCTTAGCGGTTCCTGCGTCCGCGACCGACGGCAGCGGAGTCAGCCCGAGGGCAAGCGACGCGTTGGCACCGACGATCGCCTTCTCTTCGCCGATCATTACGGCGCGGAGCAAGTTGCTGACCGCCAGCTCCTTGGCATCGTCGAAGTTGACCGCCGCCAGATCGGCCTCGAACGTCACGCTGTCGTCGAGCCCGAAGCTCTTGTACAGCGCGATGTTGTTGATGACCTGCGTGGTGACGGAGCCGCCGCGCTGGCCTTCGCCGAGGCCGATCGAGACGTTGGCGATGTTGATGCCGGTGATCGAGATCCAGTGGGTCGACGTACCACCGGCGCCCGGGACACGCGGGATCTCGTTGCGCAGAGGCGTGATGACCGGAAACAGCAGCTTGGCGTAGGGTTCCAGGTCGTACCAGACCAGCCCGGTCGACTGGGTGATCGCCTTCATCACCGACGGGATCATCTCCGGCGGCAGGCCAGCATTGCGTCCCTTCATGACATTCTGGAACATCTGGCCCAAAGTCTCTTTCGTGATCTGCATATCTGTCTTCCCCCTGAGGCTTGGTGGTACTCGACCATTCCAAGCTCTCGGTAAGAGGTTGATTAACTTTGGTTAGGGTTGCGGGATGCGGCTGACCCAGCCGCTAGGGGGTTAGAGGTTACCGGGAAACGACCCGCGGATTTGCCAGCAAGCCCTTGAGCACGCTGCCGGCATAAGTCGGGTCCTTGGGATCGATGGTGGCCGTCTTGGCGCCAAGGCCGATGCCATCCTCGGACTTCTCGACGACAGTGGCCACGCCCGAGTGACCCTTGCCGGCGGGATTGCGACGGCCGTTGGCGCCCGCCACGATGTTGTCGATCTTCTCGTGCAAGACAGCCTGTCCCTTGCTGACATCGATCAGGGCGTCGACGAACGGGCCAAGCCCGAGACGGTCCAGCGACTCACGAGCTTTCTTGGCCTCGTCGCCGTCGGCATCGTCCTCGCTGTCATTGCCGTCATCCGGGTTCTTGCGGTCGTTCTTGGCCTTATCCTTATCCTTCTTCGCCTTGGCGAGCGCACCGACCACGAGATCGCGCGCCACATCCTCGCTGACGTCCAGAGCCTTCGCGAGATCGCCCATGCTCCGGTGCTTCTCGGAGTCGAAGATTTCGTCGAACTTGGCGGCCAGCGCCACCATATCGGGTGCTGTCTTCGTCACGTCAGGGGTATCCTTTCCGCTTGCGGCGGCCTCGGCCGCCTTATGAGTGGTGTCGCACTTGGCGCCCTTGCTGACTGCGATGTCGTGGACCTTCTGCGCATGCTCGCCATGCGCGCCCCAGACATCGTTCGTCAGTTGCGGATGGCTGTTCTCGGACCACGCATTGTTCGGCGCGGTCGACAGCGAGCCGGCCATTTCGCCCCACGACTGGGTCTGGGCCACCTCGCCCTTGCCGATCGCTTCGGCCAAAGCGGACATCGCCTCGAACTTAGGCGAGCCGGTCTTATCGCCAATGGCCTTGGTCAAGACCTCGGCGAATGCCTTGCGTCCGACGCGCGTCTTGGCCAGCCCGAGGGGCTGCGCGGCATACATGATCATGCCGCCGTTCATATCGACGGCGTCGGTATTGTTCAACATCTCCTCGACTTCCTCTTCGAGGACAGCCTGTACGAGCCCCGCCATCATCTCCAGCAACGATCGGAAGCGGCCCGGCATCGGCGAATTATCGCCCTCGACCGCGGCTTCGCGTGCGAGGTCTTCCTGCAGGTACTTCAACTGGCCCAACAGCGAGATCGCCGAGCAAGCGGAGTACAGCCCCTTCAAGAGGCCCCCGGTTGCGTCGGCCTTGCCGAGGGCCTGCAAGGCGGCATGTTTCATTTGCTTGTCCTCATTGGTGGTGATTGCCTTGGCGGAAGGCGGGCCGTTGTCCATGAAAACCGTGCGCCACGCATCGACGATTGCCTTCTCGACGAGAGGCGCCTTGTCCGGCGGGTAGTTGCTGACATTCTTGGTGAAGTACGTCCAAGCGCCGCGGACGCGGTGAGCCCACAGGACGCCACCTTTCTTCAAAGGCAGCCGCGCTTTCTGGTCCGCCTGGTACCCGGGATCGGCGTAGCCGGCTTCCTCATGCGTGCCGTAGTCGCCAGCCTTGCCGATATTGACGATCTCAGGCGCACCCGGCGAACCATCGGCAGCGGCCTTGCTGCCCTCCGAGGGGCGGCCGCTGCCGCGCGACCAAAGCTCGCCCATCTTGACGACCCAACAGTCGTTCTTCCACTCGGCCTTGAGCTTGCCCCAATCGAACGAATCGCCCTGCTTGTCGCTGTGGTCGACCATGA